AAGATCAAGAAGGTTGCAGGTTACTGGAACTATGATTCTTCTGAGTTTGATTCTGTCTCTGCTCTCAGTGCAGATGACACTGAACTGGAAGGCATCTGGAAGTCTGAGCACTCGCTTGAGGCATTCACTAACAAGGACCAGTTCAAGTCCTATGGGGATCTTGAGCGTCGCCTGAATATGGTGCTTGGTATCACTCAACGCACTGCTGTTCCCACAGTAGACAGCGAAGAGTACGAACCAGTCGCTGCTACTGGTGGGTTCAATGACCCTGACATCACTGGTGGATCTTCTTTCCGTCAGCAGATGAATGCTCCCTCTCCTGTCAAGGAAGAAGCAATCGTTGAAGATGACGACGCACTGTCTTACTTCGCACGTCTTGCTGAAGAGTGATTAAGTTTCTCTGGAAAGGTCTGAATCATCCAGTTACTTATATAAACCTTACGTTTGTTGGGATGCTGCTGGTGATTCAGTTTGTTCATACTAAAGCACACCTTACTTTAGAGACAGACGTGCATGGTCATGTGTTTAGAACACTTAAAAAGAAACCAGAACTAGCACGGTCTACCTGTTACCAATTGGGTTTCTGAATTCTATAAAACTGGAAAAATTTTTCTGGCATTTTTTTGCTCTAAAAAGTCAACCAGTTTTCTTTAGACGCTGACTAATATAGTTGGCGTCTTTTTTGTATAGATTTTGTCTCTTAAAGTCATCAACAAATGACTCTAGGTATTGTGGTTTGAGTAAGAAGATCTCTCTTTTCTTTTCATTCTCACTAGTATACCACTCAGCAATGGTGACGGGACGGCAAATCTCGTTACCATTTTTTAGTTGTACTGAACCATTAATGTTCAGTTTCTGTTGACCATTGTAGAATGCTTCGTCAACAACCAGACCCGCAGGATACTGTCCAATTTCATAGGTTTCATAGTGATGGATAGTACCATAAGGATTATCAAACTTTGCTTCTAGTTCTTTATACAACTGGTAGTTTGTTTTAGGCCAGTCAAACTGAGCGTTGACTAGATTATTGGTCATCAATACAACCCAGTCATAAAATGGATCACCGTATGCTTTATCTGCTACAGTATCAGGACGCTCTCCATCTGTGATAGCATACTTCTTAAAGTATACTACGTTAGAGAAGATGTCGTCGTTGACTTTGTACCTACGAAAGAAATTTTTTGCAATGACATAATCAGATTCCGAGAACGGAAACTTAATAGGTTTCTCATCGTATGCAATGTTTGGAACTAGTGAGAAGTACATATCTTATCTGATTGTGTTATTTAAAATTTCATCAGCATATACAAGTTTTGTTTCTTGGAAACTAACTGACAGAGATGTTGCCACTGGTGCATCATTATTGTATGTAGCATACACACCATCAGGAGTCATGCTTACATTAACCTCAGTGATAGCGCAGAATTTATATTTTGGTAAATATTTGTTTTCTTCTCCGCCTACCATGAAGTGTACTCTGCAGAGTTTTGGAACACCAATAAACCCAGCAGCAATACCTTGGTTTAAAGCATTAAATACTTTACCTGGATTTTTTGTTGGCAACATAGATGCTTTAAAAATCTTACAGATTTCATTGATAATATCTGCTTCAGGTGCAGATCTAGGAACCATTTTAAAGTTCAGAGTAAAGTTCCTCATGTCAATACTATCAAATAACAATTCTGTATTTGGGTTGAGAATTGCTCCAGAGATACCACCAAAAACATCATTGTTTGAAATAGAATCACCTGTAATAGATTGAATAGTTTTTCTTAACGCTGCAGCACCTCCTAATGCATAAAGTCTCTGACTAGCTTCACTAATAGCATCAGTAGTATTAGTAATTTTCTGGAATCCTTTTGCACCTGCTGCTCTTAATGCTGCAGCACCAATGTTACTGAATGCTTTACCACCCCAGTTTGCTTTGAAACCTGTAGAAATATCTTCAGGCATGTACATTAAAATAGTTTTATAATCTTCACCTGCTAGATTATATTGACCTGATTGATTGTAGTCATATCCTTTTGCTTGTGTTGGATCGACACCAGGCACTGTTGGACCTTGAGCACCAATAGACTCTGGAGCTAGTTGTCTAGCTGCCTCATTAGGATTTCTTTTGCTAAATGGTGGCGCATAATTAAAAAACTGAAACATTGCATAGTGACTACCACCATCAATTTTAATATCTTTATCGGGATATCTTAAAGACTTGGAATATGGTTTTGGACCACCTTGATCACCAACACTAGCACCCACTCTGACAATTTCTTGTTCTCGAATATACTCGGTACGATTAATTCGATTCCACTTTTTGGATGTTGCATCCCATTGGAAGTAAGTTTCTGGAACCGCTGAACTACCAGAATTTTGGTTTATAGTAAACCCTGCTTCTACTTTGACTGTTTGCCCAGGAAAAGTTCCTTGATAATTGGGAGCTCTTTGATCTAAAGACATTATTTTGCCATCTCCCTAGATTGTTTTGTACCGTAACCTTTGATCACTCTATGTGCTCTGATTTTATCGTAGAAACTCTCATCAGTGTCTTCCCATACAAGTTTCTTGTCAACAGGAAAGACCATGCCATTTAGATCTTTAACATAATCTTCAGTTGGGAGTAAGATAGCAGTATCCCACTCTTTAGCAGCAAGATCTAAAAATAAACCGTCTACATGTGCTCTTAGATATTTATGAAAGCACTTCTTAGGTATGTCAATTCTACCTTGCATCAATTTTTTGGTAGCAATAATTCTTTTCTTGGGTGATAGGTAGTGTAAGTTAGCACCCCAGAACTCATCTCTACCTGCTGCTTTAATGACATAGACTAGAGGGAATCTGTCATAGTAAGGCAACCACTTCATCTTTGCCTTGTACTCGAACATATACAAATGACCTGCTACTGTATATCTACGCAGTTCATTTTCATCTTGCTCTGTAGCAACACCAACTCTATCTTTTTTTTCGTCTAAGATATATTTGTTGAAGTTCTTTTTGTATCTACTTGCCTCTGCTTTTACAGCATTTCTATACCAAGATAGTGATTTCTTTTCACCACCTGTTTTAGTAGATATTCTCTCGAAAAGTGTTGTGTAACCTGGATTAGCGTTAACATCGTTACGCTGAATGGAGGAAAATCCTGTTGCCATTGTTCTAGACTCCTAAGTGATCTTCGGTAAGTATTAAGAAGTTCATCTGCCTGTCTTCACAATACTCTCGCGCAGCACACCACTTAGTTTGGTTCTTTGCGTAAGTCAGAGCAGCATTACGATAGGCAGCAGTTTTTTTGTTTTTCTCATTCGGGGGTTTTGTTTGTTTCTTGGGTTTGATTTCGATAATATATTTGGTTAACCTACCATTCTTTTCTTTTACTTTAATGTAAAAGTCTGGGAAGTATCGCCTCACTCTACCATCGGGAGCACGGTATGGAATAATGATTTCCTCGCTCCCCCACTCTATTATCGAGGGGTTATTATCACAGAACACCATGAACTTTCGTTCCCAGAGTGATCTATAGATAATATTGGTTGGATTGCCACGATACTTGCCAGGATTAACAGGTTTGTAAATCCCAGAGTAAGCCATAAATATAGTTGGACCAACATAGATATTTAGCGTGTCAATAAACACCTTCGCAGCAAAAATGGCAAAACTGGGTGGAATGTCACTCAGTAATAACTTTGTCGTGCAGTTTGAGGGATGCCCTGTTGTAATTGATAAACAAATAATTGAATTTATGTGTGATGAGGCACAACTGCCTAACATTAACACTGCAACTGGTACGCAAACTGGTCTCTACACTGGTCTTGGTCAGATAGATTACGCACACACTAGAGTCTATACTGAGTTGCAGTTGGGTTTTATGCTAGATGCAAACCTATCTGCATTAAAATTTTTCAACCAATGGCATGATTTTATCTTTAATGAAGAAATTACGCCAGCAAATGCTGGTAAACTAACATTGGATGAAAATAGAATAACTAAACTGAGGTTTAGAAATGATTATGCTTGTACAATTAAGATTAGAAAGACTGAAGTTGGTCCTGAGTCAACCACTCAGAGAAATCCAGTTACTTACGTTCTAGAGAAAGCATATCCTTTTGCTATCGATGCTGTACCACTACAGTTTGGTACAGCACAAATTACTAAACTTACCGTACAATTTAAGTATCAAAGACATTATACTCAAGTATTTGATATTTCAAATATAAAAGATGATGTCAGTAAGATGGATAATATAAGTCCCGAAGGAACTATTATCCCTGGATCAAAATCACCTCCACCAACAGTTCCAGCAAAACCATCAGGACCAGTACCAATACAGGTAGTTCCTTTAGATTCAAGAGAAAGAACAAGAAATCTTGGTACTTAGGTCAAAATTGACTTTTCAATTCCATGAAAGTGGGAAAATTTTTTCCGCTAATTTTTGGTTTTAAAAGTTGCGCTAAATATACATATGATCTGGTCTAAACATAATGGCATTACCACAAGTTGTGCTTCCAACGTATGAGTTGGAAATTCCGTCTAATAGCAAAAAAATCAAATATCGTCCATTTGTCGTAAAAGAAGAAAAAGTGCTATTGTTAGCACTAGACACAAATGACGAGAAACAGATTGAAAGTGCTGTAAAGCAACTACTGAAGAGTTGTATTCAATCTCGCGTGAAAATTGAAGATTTAGCAATTTTTGATTTGGAGTATATTTTCCTTCAAATTCGTGCTGTGTCAGTTGGCGAAATTGTTGAAATGAAGGTAACTTGCAAAGATGACAATACTACGCAAGTTAACTATGCCATGAATTTGTCAGAAGTTAAAGTTACTAAACCAGAAGGTCATAATAACAAAATTATGCTATCTGACGAAATGGGTGTTATCATGAAGTATCCAGCATGGCATGAATTTATCACTGGTTCTGTTATGGGTCAAACTCCAACTACGGAGGGAGTTGTTGAGATTATCGCTTCATGCGTAGATCAAATTTTTGATGGAGAGGAAGTTTACGATAGTTCTACTACTTCAAAGAAAGAATTTGTTGAATTTATCGAAAGTCTGACTAATTCTCAATTCGAGAAAGTGCAGTCATTCTTTGAATCTACACCTAGACTAAAACATGAGTTTTCGGTGACAAATCCAAATACGGGTGAAGTTTCAGAATTCGTTATTACGGGGTTAGGCAATTTTTTCGGATAGCGCTCTTCCATAACACTATGGAAGGGTATTATAAAACTAACTTCGCTTTGATGCAGCACCATAAATATAGTTTGAGTGAAATTGAAAATATGATGCCATGGGAGAGACAGGTTTACACTACTCTCTTAATGCAATACTTAGAACAAGTCAAACAAGCACAAGAAGCAGCTAAAAGGTAATGGCACACGGGTTTCTATCATATCAAGATCCTAGAGGAGAGGTAGATTATCTCGACAAAATTTATAAAGCCATTAAAAATTATTTGGATGGTAGGGAGAAGAGAGAAAAAAAGGCAGAAGATAAAGGTGGAGCACTTGTAAAAGGTCCCGATCCTGACCCTTTTGATGATGGTGGACCAGTAACAGATTATGATGTATCGGTAGAAACTCCTAGAAGTGCTCCACCTTTACGTAAAGCATTAGCAGGTTCTGCTCTACAGAGAACTTTGCCATCTGCAATGGCAACTGCTGCTGAAGTTCGTGGTGGTCCGCTTGCCAAAAGCATGGGATTTTCTGGTAAACCATTAAAACCAGAAGGATTTGTTAGTGATGCTATTGTAAACGTTGACTATCAAAATCTTGGCGTTGAGCGTGACCTTCCTGGTGATGGAATGTTCGTCAAGAGTCTTAGTGTAATTCAAGATGAAATTGGTGATGGTTCTGCTGATGTTGTGGAAGCGATTGACAATCTAACTCTTGTCACTACTCAGTTAGTTCGTGCAACAGAAGAGCAAACTGATGAGAATATCCAGATTGCTAAAGAAGCACAGTCTAGAGCAGATAGACTTGCTAATAGAGCATTAGCGAGAAGAGAAGAAAACCAATTAGAGAAAGCATTTGATCTTTCTGGAAATTCACCGTTTCAAAAAGTTGCTGGTTTAGCAGGACTTGGTGGTAGTCGCGGCGGAGGTATTGGTGGTTTTGGTGCCAAAGCAGCTGCTGTAGGTCTTGGCAAAGCTGCTATGAAGCGTGGTGCTGGAAGAGCAGCAACCAGATTAGGTGCTGGCATCGGCATGAAGGTAGCAGGTAGGTCGGGTGCTAAAGCGGGTGCTAAACTTGGTGCTAAGACTTTAGGTAAAGTCGCTGGAAAGAAACTACCTTTTGGATTAGGTCTTGCTGTTGCAGGTGGTCTTGCAGCAGATAGATTTAGTAGAGGTGATAAAATTGGTGGTATTGTCGAAATCTTATCTGGTCTTGCTGCTATTGTTCCTGGTGTAGGAACCGCTGCATCTTTAGGTATTGATGGTATCCTTGCTGCTAGAGATTTTGGTGTAGTTCCATTTGCAGAAGGTGGAATTCCTCTTGGTGAAAATGTAGGGGCACTTCTTAACGATAGACCTGACAAAGCAAAGGAGGCAGTTATGCCTCTTACACAGAAAACATTTGATATGTTTGGTGAGGGTGTGATGAACGCTCAGTGGGACAATAAGAAAAAATATGCGAAATTGCAATCTTTAGGTCTAGAAGAATTCCATATTAAGAAAAATGGTTGGATGAGATTTGGTGAATTGATGAAAAAAGCGGGAGTTGGTCTGTTTGGTGGATTTAAGTGGCCATGGGAACAAGAATCAAGAGATGATGATGCTTCTGGTGGTCGTCAATACCCAGGTATGAACTTTGATAATATTGATCTAGATAAAACAAAAAGAACTGGGCTTTTAGGTAGAGTTCTTCCTACTGCTAAAGGACAACGCGCACCAACGATCACTAAAGATAGCACAGGACAGAATAAAGTTTCTAATTTTGGACAATTTAGATCATATTATAATGGTGGTCGTGGTGGTTATCACATGGGTGCAGATATTGGAATGGATGAAAATTCACCAGTATTAGCAATTCAAGATGGTACGGTAATGCAGCACATCAGTCAATTTGGCTTGCATGGTGCGGGCGTTGTTGTTAAGCACGATGATGGATCCGCCTACGTTTATGGTCATGTCACACCACAAGTAGAACCTGGGGATAAAGTAAAAGCAGGTGATAGAATTGCAAAACTAGTTTATTATCCATCACCAGATGGTACAACAGACTACACCCATTTACATCTTGAGAGATTCCAAGTTCATGGAGAGGGTAGCTCTCGCATAGATCCTATTGCTTTTATGGCAAAGGAAAATATTACTCCACCTATATTAGAGGAACCCCCAGAACCACCACCTAAGAATCAGCAAGAATCTAAACCACGAACGGTGAAATTAAGAGGTGCTGCTGGCATTACTGATAATTATGGATTTGCGCCAGGTCAAAGATTTAACTTTGAACATAACGGTGAGGAGTACCACGGATATAAAACCGAAGATGGTTGGGATTTGTATAAAGGAAGGGGATTAGGTGCAACCCTCTTGAATACTAATGGGCAGAATCAGGATGTTCTTAATTCGTTTATAAGAGCAGGTAAATCTAGAACTGCTCCTAAAATTGATCCTGATGATAACCCAAGATCTCCTGCAGAAATTTTGAGAGATGCACAGTCTATGCAGCAACCAGATGTATCTACACCTCTTGCTGTAAGATCTCAGGAAATTGCCATGGCAACTAGTGCTTCGCCAGCAGCGACAGTAGTTAATAATTACTATACCACTGGAGCACAGCAAACTGGTGGCAACTTGCCTGCTGATGTTTCATTTGGAGTCAGTAGTAATGACATGGGCAACTCTTGGGCAAGTGAACTTAGACTGAGGACAACCTGATGAAATTTGGAACATTTACTGAGTTTTCTTTTAAGACTGCAAAGATTGCTCCTCAAGGAAAAAGTGGAAAGGAAGATTTTATTGCCATAACTAATCTCATCAATACTTTTAGTTATGTTGAGAATATCACTTCTCCATTCTTATCAGCAACCCTAGTTGTAGTTGATAGTGGTGGTCTTTTGCAAGGATTACCAATCAAAGGTGCTGAGATGGTACAATTAGAGGTAACTACTAACCTCGGTGACTTTACATATGATTTTGTGGTCTGGAAAGTTGCTAATAGATTCATTCAGAACAAAAAGCAAGTTTATACACTTGGTTTGATTTCTCCAGAGGCATTGAATAACGAAATTCTCCGTATGGAGAAAGTTTTGTATGGTAACCCTTCTAATATCATTGCAAAAATTTTAGAAGAGACATTAAAGACAAAGAAAACGTTTAATCGTGAGTTGTCTAAGTTTGATGTAAAGATGACTCCCAATTCCAGAAGACCTTTTGACATTGCTGCACAACTAGCAACTAGGAGTGTATCTCCACAAGGAAAGTATGAGGAAGATACTACATCTGCTGGAGATTCCCAGAGTACAACTGGTAGGGAATCTAAGAAAGCTAAGGGAAGTGGTGGATTTTTCTTCTGGGAGACAATTAGAGGTTATAATTTCTTTGCCGTTGATACTCTCTGTGCAGATGAAGATAGTGACTTAAAATCGAAAATGTGGAAAGTACAACCACATGGTCCTTATGTGGAAAGAGTTGCAAATCAAGATGATGCCGATGAAAGATTTTTAATTAATAAATCTGTTTTTAGTGGTGAGTTAGACTTGCTTACTTCTCTTAGAAAAGGTAAGTATTCTTCTTTCCTTGCATTCTTTAATCACTCTACTGGACAATACGAGGAGTATGTCTATAGGATTAAAGATAGTTATGACAACATGGCACATTTAGGCGGTCAGGAAGGAATTAATTTAGTTCCTACCTCTAAGGCATTCTTCGATCAGGAAGTCAAATTATCTGATTATCCAACTAAGAGAATGTCTGTGCTTTTAGATCATGAATCTTGGCAGAATGATGCCGAGATTGCGTCCCCTGATCAAGGTGATGGTTCTGAAGCACCAACTCCTTTTGCTGATTGGCAAAAATATTACACAGCACAGGCACTTGCACGATATGAGTTGTTAAAGAACCAAAAGTGTTCTATCGTAATTCCTGGCAATGCACAGATCTGTGCTGGTGATAGAGTTGACATTAGACTACAAACTAAATTGCCTGATGTGCAAGCAAAGAAAGATCCTTATGATAAGGAAAGTAGTGGGATGTACTTAGTTGAAGAAGTAACACATGAATATGATAGAACTGTAGGAACTAATGGTAGGTTTTTAACAACCTTACGTCTTATGAGAGATTCTTACGGCATGAAAAATAAACAATCAAATCACGGATCTAAATAAATCCAGGAGGTAACTACTATGGAAAGCATCGAAAAGCATATTGAAGAGGATAAGAAGATTCTGGAAAATCCCACGACTTCTCCTCAACAGCGTCGTCATATTGAAGGCGAACTACATGATTTAGAAGATTGGGTAGAGCATCATAAACAAGAAATTAAAGCGGGTGATCATCATGACCCCACCCCACTTGAACTCTATTGCGATCAAAACCCATCAGAACCAGAGTGTCTAATTTATGACGACTAATTGATATGGATCAGTTTTTATCCCAGTTAATCCCTACTCATCGTATTGGTAACGATGGTTTCAATTGGTGGGTAGGACAGGTAGAAGGTACAGCATCCGCTGAGGTTAACAACAAAGGCGGTTATCGTTATAAAGTTCGTATCGTAGGTGATCATCCTGGTAGCAAGGAGATCATTGATACGAAAGAGTTGCCATGGGCAACTGTAATGATGCCTGTTAATGTTCCTTTCATGCCTGGTAACGTCGGTGGTGGTAGACCACAACTGGCAGTTGGATGCTGGGTTATCGGTTTCTATATTGATGTCGAGAGACAAAAACCCATTATCATGGGATCAATTGGTCAGGTCCCTGGTGCTACAAAAGTAGTTATTGACGAGAGACCTGACCTCCCACCATTTACAACATTTATTCCAAATACTATCAATCCAGCATCTGATGGTCTGCCTACAGGTGCAGACGGAGAGAACACTGGAACTGGTGGTATGTCTGATGGAACCACTAAAACAACTAAGGACGGAACCAAGAAACCTAGAGTTGCAGTCCCACCTAAGAAAACTGCTCCCTTAAAGAAGGGTAGTCCTTTATCTGAAGAGTGGTGCCAACAGCGTGCTGAGAAGTGTAGCAAGAAAGATTTGACAGAATCAATGACTGTCATTATGGGTGAGTTTCTTGCTGAAGTTCAGAACAATAATGGAAACATTGGAACATACCTCGTCAATGAAGCAACTGGTGTGTTGATGGATGGCATTGGCATTGCTAGAAAGTATGTCAATAAATCCATGCGCGTTGTTAATGAATTCGTTGCTGGAATCAAGGGATTCATTATTGAAAAAATGACCAATGGTGTCAAGGATTTGATTAACTCCTTGCTATATCCAAGTGAAAAAGGTAATGCACTAACACCTGTAACTGAGTGGTTTAATAACTTACTGAAGAACCTAGGTTGCTCGATGGCAGATCTTGGAGATCGCCTCGCAAAATGGTTGACTAATCTTCTGATGAGTTATGTAAACCAAATTTATAGAGCAGTTGCTTGTCAGATTGACGAACTCGTTAATGGTATCGTCTCTAAGATTCAGCAGTTGATGAATGAGTTGTTTGATAAAATCTTGGGACCACTTCAGACAATCTTAGGTGCTATTGCGGAACCTCTCAATATTATTGGTGGTGCAATTAATCAAGTTCTAGAACTATTAGGAATTTCTTGCTCTGGTCCAAATACAGAGTGCTCTAAGTATAAGCAAGTTTGCACTGAAGGTGACAAGAAAAAACCAGAAGGTAAAGATTTCTTAGATGATTTGTTAGATAGTATTGACAACCTATTCCCTGCTACAGGTCCTGATTACACAAATTATGTTTGTCCAGAAGCATTTACGGGCAAACCGTTAACAACCACGTCAGTTGGATTTACTGGTGGTGTTCCTCTTCCTGGTGGTGATCCTAATGCCAGTGGTCCTGGTGGAGTCAATCCAAAGCAACCAAAAATTGTTTATAGCATTTCTGATATAACTGTTACTGAGGGTCAAGATGCAAACTTAGTTGTAACTAGGACTGGTTCTACGGAATTCGCATCATCTGTCAAATACAAGACTCTGAAAAACCTAGGAACAGCAACTCCTGGTGAAGATTATTTGGAGTCTAGTGATATTCTAGGATTTGCTCCTGGTGAAACACAAAAAGGATTTTCTATTAAGACACTATATTCTGAAGGTTTTGAACCTCAAGAGACATTCTTTGTACAAATTACCAAGAATACTCCTCAGTCTGGAAGTGATCTATCAACAAAGTTTGAGAAAAACCTTGCAACGGTAACTATTGTTGAGTACAACCCACAAGAACCAGGAACAAGTTATCCTGTAAAACCAACCAATCCATTTGAAGAGATTGATAATACATTCCCACCAAATGAGACTGACGTTCCTACTCCATCTCCAGTAGAAGATCCATATGGTGGTGGAATTCCTATTCCAACATATTCAGTCACTGCTAATAGAACTACGTGTCCAGAAGGAGAATTTATTGTCTACACAATTAATACCACTGATGTAGAGAATGACACCAAACTGTATTATACACTAATTGGTACAGACATCGATAGTGATGACATTGTTGGTGGCGAGTTGTCTGGTGAGATTATTATTTTCAACAACACAGCAAAAGTAACTATTGGTATTGAAGAAGATGGCGTGATTGAAGATGATGAAATCTTGACCTTCTCTATTAATGGAACGGGTGCATTTACTAATGTTACTCTTACTTCTGCAAAAGAATCAACTGATCCAGGTGACTATGATGAATCGGAAGAGGGCGATGAACTAGTAACAGAACCATTTGTTCCTCCAACAGTCAATGAAGAGGATATTATTACTGATGAAGATGGTGGCATCATTGAGATTCCTGTTGATGATCCAGGAGATCCTTGGGCAGAACCACCATTTGTCTTTATTGGTGGAGAAGGAGTGGGAGCAACTGCTACTGCTCTCCTAGATGAAAACGGATTCCTAACAGAGATCCGTGTTAAGTCACCAGGATATGGTTACAAGAAGAATCTAGCAAATGATAAAGGACTACGTTGTATTATTGATGACTTCACTTTAGTGCGTCCTGGTACTGGTTATAAGGAAGTGCCTGATGTATACATCAATGGTGAGTTAGGTATTGCTGAAGCAGTTATCAATTCAGATGGTTTTGTAATTGGTGCTAGAATTCTGGATAGAACAAGAACTTTTGAAGAGTTCCCTAACATTGAAGTTGTAGGTGGGGGTGGTTATGGTGCAAAACTATTGCCATCACTAGTTTGCCTAGATACTAAGGATCTCACTACTCGTGGTGCTACTAAGATTGGCACTGGTAAATACATTGATTGCCCATAATGAAACAACAAGCTGCCTCATCTTATCCAACTGATATTTTTAAGCAGACGACTCCTAATGACACACAGGAGCAGTCGTTGCCTGTTTGGCAACCTTGGTATAAGGGAGCTCTCACTGGATCCGAGATCTATGAGAGAATGCTTCCTGATGGTGAAGGTAAGTGTTTACGTATTGATGGTCCAGGAGCAAGTGCTTTTTACTTAGATCAAAAAGGACGCATCAAATTACTAGGTGGTCAGAGAAATAAAGAACTAGGACCAGATAGTGGCAAGTTAGATGTGAAATGTGCTGGTGGTACGTTAAATTTTAGCGAACCATCTGATTTTGTATTTGAAGAGGGACAATCAGAGGATGGTATTGCTTTATCTGTTCTCTGTTCTGGAGATTATGTAGAAGAAACCAGAGGTTCTACAAGACACATCAAAGCACAAAAAATTATTATCACAGCGACTGAAGAGTTGATGTTGATTGGTCAAAATCAGGTTAACATCCAGGCAGGATCTAATGGTGGTGGTACAATCACTATGAATGCTGGAAATATTGAGCATGTCACTAATAACTCTAAAGAAGTTATCTTAGGTCAGAAGATGACCTTTGGTGTTTCGGAAGACACTAAGGTGTCCTTTGATCCAAGAGCATCTGTTAACGTTGTTTCCCCTGGTCATATCAACCACAAGATTCTAGGGGACCTCAAGACGTGGGTAGGTGGCATTGAGCAGCACATTGTTGCTGGTGGTCCTGCTACTCCTCCACTCATCAAAGACCGCTCTAGCACGTTCACAGCGAAGGCAACGGTGGGTAACATTGACTTTACTAGCGTTGCTGGTATCATGAACCTAACGTCAGGAACAGTCACTAACATCACTGCTGGTGGAGCAATGAACATCACTGCTACAGGTGTTGTAAACGTCAAAGGTGCAACGATCTTCTTGAACTGATAATTTTACCTTATCGTACTGTTAGGAAATCCGTATCTAAAACTGGCACAAGGGGGGTTGTTTTTCTAAGTCAAACCTGATAAATTGTATTCATGCGATGGGGAAAACCTCATCCATCATCTGCGGGTAACCATTCCGCAAGTAAACACACAAAAGGAAAACAACAATGATTAAAACTGCTTTTGCTGCTGCCGCAGCTGCTACTGCTTTTGCTGCTCCCGCTGCATTTGCTGGTCCCTACGTGAACGTGGAAACCAATGCTGGTTGGACTGGATCTCAGTATAATGGTGCCGCTACGGACCTTCACGTTGGATATGAAGGTCCTATCGGTGAGAGCGCATCATACTACGTTCAGGGCGGTGCTACCGTGCTGACTCCTGACGGCGGTGAGACCGATACCGTCCCCTCTGGTAAGGCAGGTGTCGGTCTGGGTCTGACCGAAGCACTGGGTGCATACGGCGAAGTCTCCTTCGTCGGTTCAGGTGACAGCGACATCGACCGTGGATACGGAGCTAAGCTCGGACTCAAGTATTCCTTCTGATAAATAATGATGCGATCTTTCGTGCGGTCGCTTCAAAAGTCGGAACACCATTTTGGGGTGCCTTCGGGTGCCCCTTTTTTGTATCTCTAAATAAACATTGAATGATCTTTTATCATGAACTACAAACCCTATTCACAGGAATGGCATAGGTACAGATATCTAAAAGAAGCTATCGATAAGTACCTTGACGATTACGTTGAAAACGATATCATTATGGGTGATATTCTCAGTATTGTGTGCGATCGTCAAGAGAAAGCACATGCTGAGTATCATCGACTTGAAGACTTAGAACTTAAATTAGATTTCAGAGATTGACATGCTATCTACTCAATACAGACTACGATTGGAATTTATCTGTAAGAAGATTGCAAATAAGGAGGAAGTAAAGTTAGACGATATGATCTGGGCGGAGAAACTCGCCAAGCGTCATACCACAGCGAGGGATTGGTTGAAACAAGCTCGCCGTCAGGCAGCGCAGGACATCCAGGAAGGCACCATAGACGATTTCATGAATAAGATGGGTCTAGGAGATCCAGACCCCTCTAATCACCGTACAAGGTTCGATGGTGCGGATGATATTAAGGACTGGTTCCAGCAGGACAAACCCGATGATTGGAGACAACGTGACTGATTATGTCTGTGTCGCAACATGGGATCCTATTTTTGAGATGATGCGCTATCGTTGGGTACACAAATCAGAAAAGGATCCTGTGCAATTCGTAAAAAATCTCAATCCAGAAGAGGTAGTTCTTTGAAACAACTGTTCCTAGTTCCTGCTGGCGATGGTAGATGTGTTACTCATGATGGACACGTTCAAATGGGTATCTTCAATCATTCTGTAGAGAAGCATCTTGAGTTATGTCCTGATCAAGAATGGCAGGTAACATACTGGATGCCTGATCCATTAGGATTAAGATATAAGAGAGCAAACTTTCAGCATACGATGAAAGCAAACGAAGGTTCTGCTAGAACTGATAATGCTGGTGATTGTCGCCCTAGGGATTTCCCAGACCAGGCGATAAATCGATTGGAGAGAACATTATGAATGAATTTAAGATCACTCCTCAAACATATATTGATATGAATAAGGAGTTTGAAGAAGAAGGCACACCATTCACAATCGCTGTTCCTACACAGGAAGCGATTGATAAGCATCGAAGTGCTACTCCTATCCAACAACCAGTAAGACATACTGTTGATATGGTTGCTGAGATGTGGGCAGAGCACAATAGAATAGAAGAAGAACGCAAACTGCAACTTGAACTTGACTTATGAATGATTTTAACGAACCAGGATCGGATAGGATAGGAATTACTCCTGTATTCAAAGAGTTTGTTACTCAATTGCAACTAGATAATGTGTGCAAGTTATTGGGTGGCGAACTAAAACATTATACTTGCAGTGATAAATTTACAACCCATGAAAAAATTGTAATCGAGTACAACCACAAGAAAAAATGATACAAGCACTAGTTTATGGTAACGGCAGTCAAGAATGTGAACGAGCAGTCATGGTTCTTGAGGCATGTGGTCAGGATGTAAGAGAATTCTTACTAGGTGCTGACTTCAGCGACAAACAATTTAGAGCAGAATTTGGATCAGAAGCAGAGTATCCGCAGATTGCTATTAACTTAGATCATCGTGGCAACCTGAAAGAAACTCTCAAGTATATGAGTGACAAAGGAATGTTTGTGTAGGCTTGACAGAACCTCATAAACTCAGTATAATCAACTATGTTCGGGATAAGATACCATGACTTTAAAGACTTTTAAGAAGATCGATAAGAAAGGGCACGAGGAGATCTGGGAGTGGGAAGAAACTCCTGAACTTCGAGCATTTATCAAGAAGCAGTCGCTTATTAGACTGTCCGTACCTCCCACAAGACCGCAGTAATATGCTATAATTACGGAGTTGAGAGGCAAACAGTAAGAGGGATCGACAGACTGATCCCCGCCATCTCAACACTTGCGAGTATGGCGGAATCGGTAGACGCACCGAATTTAAAATTCGTTGAGCATTATGCTCGTGGGAGTTCAAGTCTCCCTACTCGCATTCTGTTAAATATAACATTAACAGGAAATCATAATATTATGGCACAGTTCAGGTATACAATCTCACGTAAACATGTATTTGTGGATAATGTACCTGTTTTGATGTATTATGTTGAAAGTATGCCATTTGCTTTCGATGTCCTTGAAGACGAGGATAAAAATGACAA